GACATGGTTGAGGAAATAAAAAGTATAACAAGAACTGTAGATGATAAGTCTTGGGATATAGAAAATATGAACATTAAAAGATTGAGGGAGCTTAGAGGTTATATACCTGAAACAGAACTACAGGATGCTTTTAAAATTGTAGAGGAAGTATATCATGACACAACACACTGATAAAGTAGAAAAACGTAGACAAGAAATAGAACAAGAAAAGATTGATAAGAGTGTGAAATTTATTGAGGTTAGATTTAATGAGGGTAAGTGGACTCAAGTTAAAACAGGATACATGAATGGCAAAGAAATCACAGAGTATAACGACAAAAGAAAAAAGGATAAAATAGAATGGCAGTAAAATCAAAAGCGTTTAGCAGTGTTCATACTTCAGCAACAGGTGTTAGAGGTAAGAAAACAAGTCAAGGTAGAGGTAATGTTGGCTACTCTACTATGAATAAAAATAGAAAAGCTAACTTTAAAAAATATAGAGGACAAGGTAAATGAAAACTAAAATTTTAAAAAACAAAATAACTATTGACATGAGTGTTAGTGAGTACGATACTTTATTTAAATATATAGGTAAACTTGATAGCATGTTAAACACTTTACACGAGACTAATGATTTATGGTTATCTGATATTCATAATTTAAGCAGTCTTAAATATGAGTTAGTAGAATTGTTAGATGCAGAGTGGAGTTCTGATAGTTATAAATATATAAAAAGAGGTACAAAATAATATGAAACTATTTATAATAAAAATATTGACTGTTATTGCAGTTGTATTAACTATGTATGCTAGTGTAGTTATAGTACATGAAGACGCTAGAAATAATGCAAATGATATAACTACTTTAAACAGGAAGATTGTATTACTAGAAGATACTATCAATGAATTAGAAACAGAAGTAAATAACTTTAATATGATTGTCAAATCATTTAGAAATGCTTTGAATGATAGAGAAATTAATGTTGATAAAAAAGTTGAAGAAGCTGTTGATAATAAATTTAAAGAGCAAACTGCTACAGGTAATCTTGGAACTTTAACAGGGGACCATGTAGATTTGGAGAATAACAATGGGTAATATATTAGGACTTGCATTAGTCATAGTCTTTATGTTATCATGTTTGATAGGTGTTGGCTTGATGATAGCCGACAAAGAGTTTGAAGATAAAAATAAATAGGAGGGAACATGAACATATTTTATTTTGATAAGTGTCCAGTCAAGTCAGCAGAAGCACAACCTGATAAGATGCTAGTAAAAATGCCACTTGAAACTGCACAGATGTTGTGTACTGCACACAGAGTATTAGATGGTGATGAGTATGCAGATAGTGTAGGACTTTACAAGGAAGCATATAAAAATCATCCATGCACTGTCTGGGCTAGACAATCAAGAGGTAATTATGAATGGTTATACACACATTTCTTAGCACTTGGTATGGAATACACTTATAGATATGGTAAAGAACATGCAAGTATTACTAAGTTAGCTAAAGCTTTAATGGAATTTCCAAAGAACATACATCAAGGTAATATGACACCACTTGCACAGGCTATGCCTGATAAATATAAAGATGATAACCCAGTCAAAGCATATAGGAATTATGTAATACATGAAAAACATTATGCACAATGGAACAAGAACAGAGAACAACCAACATGGTGGAGACTATAATATGTATGAAGGATTTAGAAAATTTGATAAAGATGAATTTAGAACATTTGAATCTTGGGTAAAAGCAAATAACCAAGAACGTTATGGAAATAAAGTAGCTTATGAAGTTCGTTGGCGTGAAGACGAATACTATTATGTAAAACTTTTAGATGAAAGTATTTATACATTAAGTGATATTTTACTTGACATTAATCAAAATATATTGTAAAATGTGCAACATGACATCGAGTAACCAAAGAACTTTAAGCCCTCTATCTCCAAATATAAAACTATTTGGTTTGGCTTCAGTCCATGACTCCGAGAGTAGTCAGCTCAAAACTCTCCCAGTTTTAAACCAACTTCTAATAACTAAACCTAGGAGGTAAATATGATAGTAGAAGGAACTGCGTATTGGGCTAGTATTAAAGAGCCTAATACAACTTATGAACCTATGTACACAATCAACTTAGTTGTTGATGAAGAGACTGCAAGTGACTTTGCTTCTCGTGGACATACCATTAAGCAGATGGATGAAGGTTCTGCTATAGTAATCAAAAGGAAAGTCAATGGACCAAATGGTATGGTCAGGGTTGCTCCTAGATTACTAGACCAAAACAAACAGGAAGTAAATCTTGCTGTTGGTAATGGCTCTAAAGTTAGAGTCCAATATAATGAATACGATTGGGAGTATGCAGGTAAAAAAGGTAAAGGTCTGGACTTACAAGCTGTTCAAATCGTAGACTTGGTGGAGTATAAATCGCAAGATGGCTCTGAATTTTTTGATGATGATGAGGAATTTTAATCATGATAATTACTATAAAAAATGATGATGGTGAATCAGTCTATGATGTTTCAAAGATTGAGGACGAGCAAAAGAAAGCAGGTGCTAACATATCTATCAGTAAGATAGGAACTTTAAATGTGTTAGTTGAAGCATTAAACTTTGCTTCTCAAGGTCATCAAAATAATCTTGAAGCTGTGTTGAAGGATTCTCCTGAAGCATTAGTTGAACAAGAAGATGAATCAGAAGACACAGAAACCTCTGAAGAATCTGAATAAATATAACTCGGCTAGGTGTAAAAGCCTAGCCACATTTCTAGTGGAGATAGAATGCAACAAGAAAGAACTCAATTTATTAAACACAAATTACCCTGTCCTAAATGTGGAAGCAGTGATGCTGTCTCATTAAATGAGAATGGTTCTGCTAAATGTTTTAGTTGTAATACATTCTTTACAGACTATGACAATGAATCAACAGGAAAGGTAATTGAAATGACAAGCAAACCAAAACCCGATAATACATTTCTTACATCCTATGTAGGCTCTTATGGTGCTTTAACAGATAGAGATATATCTGAAAAGACTGCTATAAAGTTTGGTGTTAAGATTATAAAGGACATTCATAACAATGTCACACAACATATATATCCATATCATAATGGTAGTGAGATTGTAGGAACTAAAACAAGATACGTAGCTAATAAAAACTTTGGATGTAATGGAACTTTTGAAGGCACAGGTTTATTTGGAGAACAACTCTATGGTAATACAGGTGGTAAGTATCTAACCATTACTGAAGGTGAGTGTGATGCTATGGCAGTGCATGAACTTTTTCAAGGTAAGTGGGCAGTGGTATCTTTAAAACGAGGTGCTTCATCTGCTGTAAAAGATATACGAGAAAGCATAGAGTTTGTTGAATCATTTGATAATGTAGTATTATGTTTTGATAATGATAAGGCAGGTAAAGAAGCAGCCAAAGCTGTAGCTAAAATACTAAAGCCTAACAAAACTAGAATCATGACATTCCCTAATGGATTCAAAGATGCTAACGACATGTTGAAACAGAAAAAGTTTCAAGAGTTTACTCAAGCATGGTGGAATGCTAAGACATATACCCCATCTGGAATCATGGAACTGTCATCACAAAAAGATGATTGGTTACATAGAGAAGTAAAAGAAAGTATTGCATATCCTTGGGAAGGACTAAACAAAAAACTATATGGTATGCGTATGGGAGAACTGGTCACACTTACAGGTGGAACAGGACTTGGAAAGTCTAGTGTAACTAGAGAGCTTGAACATTGGCTTATTAAAAATACAAATGATAACGTAGGTATTGTAGCTCTTGAAGAGAACTGGTTAAGAACTGCTGATGGTATCTTATCTATTGAAGCTAATGATAGAATTTATTTAGCTGAGAAGAGAAAGAACTATACTGAAGAAGACTTACTTGCTTTATTTGACAAGGCAATCCCTGAAGGTAGAGTTTATATTCATGCTCATTTAGGTGCTACAGACATTGATGATATCTTTGCTAAGCTTAGATACATTATTGTAGGATGTGAATGTAAATGGGTAGTAGTTGACCACTTACATATGCTTGTTAATGTTCTCCATGAGGGAGACGAGAGACGAGGTATTGATACTCTTATGAATAGATTACGTAGTCTTGTAGAAGAAACAGGTGTAGGTATGATATTAGTATCTCATTTACGTAGAGCAAGTGGTGATAAAGGACATGAGCAAGGTATTGAAGTATCTCTATCACACTTAAAAGGCTCTCAAGGTATTGCACAGTTATCTGATTGTGTGATTGCACTTGAAAGAAATCAACAGGCAACTAATCCTGAAGAAGCAAACACCACTAAGGTTCGTGTATTAAAATCTAGATACACAGGTGATACAGGCTTGGCTTGTGGTCTTAGATATAATCCTGATACTGGTAGATTGTTTGAAGTATCAGAGGAGGAAACATTTGACAATGAACAATTCTAAAATAGTATTTGACATAGAAGCTGACGGACTTCACCCTAATAATGTGTGGTGTATTGTAGCTAAAGAACTAGATGGTAAGATACATACATTTGATAACACACAAATAGAAGAAGGAATCAAATTCTTACAAAAAGCTGACACACTTATAGGTCATAACATTATAGGTTATGATATACCTGTACTAGAAAAACTATATGATGTAAAGTTTAATTGTAATGTTGAAGATACATTAGTTATGTCAAGACTATTTAATCCTGTTCGTGAAAATGGACATGCTTTAAAAGCTTGGGGTTGGAGAGTGGGTATGTTAAAACAAGAACAGCCTGAAGACTTTGATTCTTATACTCCTGAGATGTTAGAGTATTGTATTCAAGATGTTAAACTAAATGAAGCTGTATATAAATTCCTTATCAAAGAGGGTAATTTATTTAGTCAAAAATCTATAGACCTTGAACATCAAGTTGCTAGTATAATTAAAGAGCAAGAAAAAACTGGATTCTTTTTTAATACTCAAAAAGCTATGGAACTTCTTGCTGAACTTAAAACAAAACAACTTGAAGTAGAAGATGAAGTACATAATACATTCACACCTAAATTAGTAGATGACAAATTGGTAACTCCTTATGTTAAAAAAGATGGAGAGTTATCTAAGCGTGGATTAACTGATGCTGAATATCATAAATGTAAAATGTCAAATAACTTTGAACCTTTTATGAGACAAAAGTTAGTTGACTTTAATTTAGGTAGTCGTAAACAGATTGGTGAATATCTTATAGACTTTGGTTGGAAGCCTGTTAAGTTTACACCTACAGGTCAGCCTATTGTAGATGAAGGTACTCTCAAAAAGATTGAACATATACGAGAAGCTAAATTGATTGCAGACTTTTTACTTTATCAAAAAAGAATTGCACAAGTTACGTCATGGATAGATGAACTTAAAGATGATAGAGTTCATGGTAGTGTTATACCTAATGGAACTATTACAGGTAGAATGACACACAGAAATCCTAACATGGCACAAGTTCCAAATGCAGGTTCTCCATATGGTAAAGAGTGTCGTTCATGTTGGACTGTACCTCAAGGTTATAAACTTGTAGGTATAGATGCTAGTTCTTTAGAGCTTAGAATGTTAGCACATTACATGGACGA